GTTCCTTTAAAATAATGGAATCTAAAGTTCCTAGATCTGAGGCTTTGAATTTTGAAGACACAGTTGGTTCCACAAGCGAAACAAGTTTCATAAGAGATGATTTCAAAAATCTTATTTCGTTCGTTGATGATTTGCCAATACAAAATTTTACATCTGTTCTTAATCAGATGTATTACGGACACCTAATTATGACAAGAGAAGGTGTGAAAACAAGATCTGATCTACAAATATTGCAGAAAACTATAAAAGAAGAAAATTATTTCAAAGAAAGATGTGAAAAAAGACTTTCTGATGATAAGATTGATGAATCTAAAATACCCATGATGAATTTCTTAAATTTGACTGATGAACGAAAGGAGAGAGAATTGAAGTTAAAAACTGGAATGAGTTTTTCAACAGAGCAAGGAGACGGGAAGTGTTCCTTTTCTGATGTAATGTTTATGAAGGCACTCATTTATGCAAGAAAAGAGCTGATGAAAAGGAGAAGTATTAAAGATGTAAGAACACTTAAAAACTTGATCACTAATGAATGTTGCAAAGAGTTTGTAAAAATATCATTATCTGAATTCACAACAATGAAGTCTAGTACTTATGGTGAGGCTTCAAACAATAAAAGAGGGAAAGTTTTAGATAGGTTTCTTTCTAAAGTAATGAAAGTATTAGTGGATGAGAACACTCCTATATATAGAAAATTAGTCTTTTTTATGGATAAGGCTCACGAGTTGCAAGGTCTTAGGGTCTCCTTATTCAAAAAGAAACAAGTTGGAGATGTTAGAGAAATATTAATAATAGACATTTATGATAGAATAATTCAGAGATTCTTAGAATCGTGCTCCAGAGTGATATGTAAACATTACGAAGAAGAAATGCTTACAAAAGGCTCCATGAAGTCAAATTATGTTCTAAAGCACAAAGAGAAAGTTTTTGTTAAAAGAAGGAAAACTCTCGATGATGCTATATTGACATCAACAGATTCTTTAGATGCTTCTACATGGTGTCAAAATTTCATGATGAGACAATTTTATATGACTTTATCTGTCTTTTTAGAAGATTTCATGTTAAACTTTTGCGCATCAGCTTTAAATTTATGGACTAACAAGAAAATAGATCTTCCGCCACAAGTCTCAAATGTCAAAAATGATCCTCGGAAAACAATAACAGAAAAAACTCAAATCTTAGGTGACTGCTCTCCAATACTAGATGATAAATCAAAATT